TGCAGACCCTAACGCAGAGGTCGAGAAGCTGCGCAACGCCGTGACGAAAGCCAACGGTGAAGCAGCCGAGTACAAGAAGCAGCTCAAGGCAAAGCGCACCGATGACGAGAACGCCGCACAGGAACAGGCTGATAAGCTGGCAGAGATGCAGAAACAGATTGAAGCCCTGACTGCCGACAAGGAAAACCTCGTTAAGGAAAAGACCCTTGCATCTTACCGAGAGAAGTTCGTTGCACAGGGTTATGACGCTGAACTTGCTGGAAAGGCTGCATCTGCACTGGCTGACGGTGACATGGACAAGGTGTTTAAGTTCCAGTCGGAGTTTATGACCGCCCATGACACTGCATACAAGGCTTCTCTGCTGAAGGATATGCCCACACCTCCGGGTGCGGATGGCAATGGTAACAGCGCAGATAGCGCAGGTGTCGCCTTTGCTAAACGCTTCGCACAGGAGCGTGCAGACGCAAACAAGGCATCGAGTGACGCAATGACTGCTTTCCATTAAGGAGGAAAACATGAAGTACACCAATACTCCGGTATCGGCTCCTGAAAGCACTATTCTGGCTGCTGATACCTATGTTGCCATTCCCTTTACCGTCAAGGAGACCAACGCTGTTCCGGCTGGTTATCCCATGGCAAAGACTGGCCTGAAAGCTGCTGCCACTACTGGCACAAGTGCTGCTGATGCGGCTACCGATGCCATTGGCATTCTGCTGCACACCGTTGACCCTGCCGTCAACCCCAATGGCGCACTGCTGATTCAGGGCGTTATTGATGTGGACAAGGCAAAGCTGTCCGGCTTTACCTATTCTGCAAACGATATTGCCGCTCTGAAAAAGGCTGTTCCCGCCGTTTTCTGCCGTACTGATGTTGGCGCAAAGAGCGAGTAAGGAGGACTAAATTATGGCACTGAATCTGAACGAAATCTTCTCCCCTGCTGCGATTGCCGCCTATTGGACGAACGACCCGACCAATGCGCAGCCCTATGCTTCCGATGCCCTGTTCCCTGCTCGGAAGAAAGTCAGCATGGAACTGGAGTGGCTGCGCGGTCACAAGGGCGTTGGCGTTTCGCTGAAGCCTAGCGTTTTCGATACCAAGGCTACGTTCCGTACTCGTCAGGGTATCAAGATGACCAAAACAAGGCTGCCGTTCTTCCGTGAGGGCACTCACATTGACGAGGAAGACCGCCGCAAGATTATTTCTGTTCTGGCTACCAATCAGGAGTTTGCGGCAGACGTTATCAATCGTGTCTACGATGATACCGCACAGCTTATCACTGGCGCACGCATCGTTCCTGAGCGTATGGTTTGGCAGCTTCTGGCTCCCAAGACTGGCAAGCCCGGCATCTCTATCGAATCCAACGGCGTGAGTTACGTCTACGATTACGACCCTGACGGCACTTGGCAGCAGTCCAATTACAAGGCTCTGGCTACCAAGGAGAAGTGGGACGCTCCTACCACTGCAACCCCCATCGCCACGATGACCACTGCCGCAAACACCGTGCTGGCAAACACTGGTGAGATTATCACCGATGCCTACATGAACACCAACACTTTCCACAAGATGATCGCTGCGGATGAAATCAAGAACCGATTCCTGACGGTTATGAAGACCACTACCGCCGTTCTGGTTGATTCCGAGGCACGTTCTGTTGTCGAAAGTGCATCCGGCATCCGCATCCACCTGTATGACAAGATGTTCAAGCCGGAAGAGACCGCTGCTGCCGAAAAGTATCTGCCTGATGGCTATGTCGTGCTGGCTCCTTCTGGCTCTCTGGGCAATATGTACTATGTTGCCACCCCTGAGGAAGCCGACCTGATGGCTGGCATCTCCAACGCACAGGTTTCCGTTGTGAACACCGGCGTTGCCGTTACAACCGAACAGACTGTGCATCCCGTCAACACCAACATCTACGTCTCCGAAATCGTCCTGCCGTCCTTTGAGCGCATGGACGCTGTGTACTGCATCAAGGCTTACTAAGGCGAAAGGAGGAAAGCAGCATGGGAGACCAGTATTCTGAAGCGGCAGTCAAGCTGGGGCAGTACATCGCTCCTGCACTTGACCGTGAAGTCACGGA